GGGAAGATAACCTTATGAAAGAACATGCTAATCTAGTATGTCATAATAAAGGTGATATTTTAGAGTTTGGTTTTGGTATGGGTATATCTGCTACATATATCCAATCTCATAAACCAAAATCACACACTATAATAGAAATACATCCCCAAATTGTTGAAGAAGCTAAATTGTGGGCATTAGATAAATATAATGTTAAAATAATTGAAGGAGATTGGTTTGAATGTTTAGACCAACTAGATAAGTATGATGGTATATTTTTTGATACTTATGGTGATAATAATTTTACAGCATTTGGTCAAATAGCAAAAACATTAACCAAACCAGGAGCTCATGTTACATGGTGGAATGCTATATCTAAACCTGAAAATGTGTATGGGTTTAAGGATGTTACATACACAAAATATGATGTAGATCCACCTAAAAATAGTTACTTTAATGATAAAGAATATTTTCTCCCTTTAAAAGTATATTTATGAAAAATAAAAAATCTTTGGATATTGTAAAAATATTTCGTATACTAAGGTATAAATTTAAAAAATAAGAGTTATGTTAGAATTAATTAAAATGAAAAAAGAAAAAGTAAATAGTATTATAATTGCTACACTAGCGGTAGGATTATTTATTTCTTACTTTTTTACAGGTTTTATCGCCCTCCCATTTGTAGCAGGGTTATTTATAGGAGAAAGATTTATTAACCCGTTAATCTTCCCAAATAAAGATGGAAAATAAAGAATTCAAATCAAGAAAAATCACAACCTCAGATGGTACCATAATGTATATGTTTGATGGAAAACTCCATAATTGGGAAGGACCAGCATTAATCCCAGAGGGTAATATGAGAAAACGTGAATATTATTTAAATGGTATTAAAATGTCAGAACCCGAATATAAAGATGCTTTAAGGAGACGTGAAGGTTTACCATGGTATAAAGGTTCTAGTGCTAATGCAAGATTTTAATAATGAAAAGAATCACAAATGAAGAAGCTCAAAAACTTGTACCTTACGATCGCACTCGCACTTCACTTCCCCCTTCACATTTTTTGGTTAAAAGTGAAGAAGATGGTTGGGATAAAATAGAATATTATACCCATAGACATAGACAAAGTATTAATGGTGGGGAAGGAGATCAATCAGTTTATATATTAGAAAACCCCTCAATGCCAGATATATTAAAAATTGGGTATACTAAAGGTGATCCAAATGATAGAGCCGATCAGTTAAGTAAATCAACAGGTGTTCCTACACCATATAAAGTAACATTTTCTTATAGTTGCTTTAATGGTGAAAGAATTGAACGAGCCACCCATAAACATTTAAAAAAATATCGTATAAACAATGATAGAGAATTTTTCAATATTACAATAGAAGAAGCTAAAAAAGTTATCAATGAAATTGGAGAAAAATATGACTAATATTTATGATCAAACATATAAAATGGAATTAACAGAATTACAAGATGTACTACTAGATTTACAAAATTCCTTAACTAATATGTATCTTATTAAGGATGAAATATGGAGATACCACCCAGGCAATGAAAATTTTACAAATCCTATTAAAGAATATGATGATATTACTTCTCAAATAGATAAAATTGAGAAAAAAATTAGTGGTGTAGAATTAGATATAATTAATTTAATATCTGCTAATTAATACGTTTATTTAATTATATAAACATGAATATAAACGAGATATTTAGTTTATTTGGATTCAATAAAGACAACGATGATTCTATAAATAAGCTACAGGAAGAAGTAGATAGTTTTAAATCCTCCCCACATTTTAAATTTGGAATGTTTTATAAAATGATAGTAAATGGTCAAAATTTCCAACAACAACTATTGGGATTTTTTACAAATTCAAATTTAGAAAAAGATTTTAATACTGGGTTGGATGAAATAAGTGATTATATGTTATATTCTAGGGCGTATTTTTGGATCCAGGAAATAAATTTTAATAATGAGGATTGGATAGACGCTATAGATTATTATTGTGATAAGGAAATAGTTGAATGTATAAAACTTTCTATTAAACATTTTGAAGAAATAGAAGAATACGAAAAGTGTGGATTATTAAAAAAGGTACAAGACCTAACAGAAAAACGTCTTTTTTTAAAAAACTTAAAAGAAACTTGATTTCTTAAAGTACTTTTATTACCTTTAATTTATATTTAAATTGTTAAAATAAAAAAGAAATAAAAAAATAAATAATTAAATAAAAAATGAAAAATAAAGAGTTATTATTAAGACGCATGCAAACTTTAGAAGGTTTACTTAAACGAACCAGAGTATACCTTAGTGAAAACCGTGTACAAGACGCTAAAAAAGTAATTGAGCAAATTCTTGAATTAAGACAAGACATGGAATCAATAGTAGAAAGAGAAAATTAAATTAAAATAAAAGTTATGAAATTAAAACCAGAACAAATTCAAGACAATTGGGAAATATTCCTAAATAATATTGAAGTTCATATCACAGGTGAACGTAAACAAAAATTATTAGATTTTTATAAAAAATATGAAGATCGTATAATGTTAATGCCTGCTGCTCATAAAAAAGAATATCATAATGCTTTTCCAGGAGGATATGTTGAACATGTTAATAGAGTAGTCCGTTGTGCTATTAAACAATGTGAATTATGGAAAGAAGAAAGTGCAGATATGTCTACTTTTACTATTGAAGAATTAGTATTTTCTGCTATTAATCATGATTTAGGTAAAATGGGTGATGAAGAAAATGAATCTTACATACCACAGACTGATAAATGGAGACGTGATAAGTTAGGTGAAGATTATATGTTTAATAAAAAAGTACCATTTGCATCTGTTCCTGATAGAGGATTATTTATGCTTCAATCACATGGTATACAATATACATTTAATGAAATGTTAGCTATCCAGACACATGATGGTTTATATGATGAAGCAAATAAAAAATATTTATTCTCCTATATGCCAGAACAAAAACCTCGTACATGTTTACCTTTTATACTACATCAGGCAGATTTAATGGCAGCTCGTATTGAATTTGAACGTGAATGGTTGCCTAAATTAAATGAAGAACAAGGATCCTTGGATAAGTTAAAAGAAAATTATACATTAGGAACAACACCAAACACATCTAAAAAATTATCTACTAAAACAAAAGCTTTAGGTTCGATGAAAAGTGATGGTTTGAAAAATATGTTAGATAACTTATGATACCTTTAATAATAACAGTTTGTACTTTATCAGTTTTATCTATAATTTTAGGATGGACAACCTATAATTTAATGAGAAAACAAGAAAAATCAGAAGATATTCTTTTAGGTTACATGGAATATTTAGATAAATTTTCTAGGATAATTGAAGTATCCAGCAAAAAATTAAAAGAAGTGGATAATAAGAGAATATTTGAAAAAGATGATGATGTAGGGGTTATATTTGATTCAATTTTAAAAATACAAGAAATTTTAAATGAATTTACAGTAAAAAAAATAAAATAGATTATGGCCCCCCGTAAAGCTAAAAGTAAAAACTATTTTACTAAAGACACAGAGAATGCTATTATGTTATATAATAGTACTTCTTGTTCTCATCAAAGAAGTAAAATATATGAAAAAGAAATACATTATCCTTTTTTTAAATTAACCCAAAACATCATTCACACATTTAAATTCTACCATACAGAAGTAGAAAATTTAGAACATTTACAACATGAAATTGAAGTATTTCTTTTAGAAAAAATGAAATTATTTCACCCTGTAAAAAGTGCAGATAATAAAATAAGAAAAATAATACAAAAAGAATTCAATGAACCATATAGTGGTAGTTTTATTGATTATATGCCTAAAAATGAAATAAAATGTTCCCCACAGGAAATACAAGAATACGTTAATACTCTTAATATATCTCCTGAATGTTATGATAAATTAATCAAAATAACCCCAGCTAAAGCATATTCATATTTTGGTACTATTGTAAAAAGATGGTGTATTTTATATAACGAAAAAAATTATAAAAAGAAAGTATCATCAGTTCCAGTAGGGGAATTAGAAAAAGATGATACTCATTCATATTCTTTAGAACTATCCCCTGATGATAAGTTATCATATTTTATAGATAAATTTGTCCAACATATTTCAGATAACATTTTTACATTATATCCCAAAAATATCGATGCACAAATAGCAGATTCAATATTAGAATTATTTAGAAAAAGAGATTCTATAGATGTATTCAATAAAAAAGCTTTATACATTTATATACATGAAATGTTACCTGATGTCAAAACTCCTAAAATAACCAAAATAGCTAATAATCTATATGGCATCTTTAAAAAACATTATATTTTTTATATAGAAAATGGGTATATTAATTTCTAGTTCTTTTATATTTTCATATTTATAAATAAATAGTATGGGAAACCTAGAATCAAACATTTTTGGAAAGAAAAAATTTTCTGACATTTTAAAGGAAATTTATGATAACCAAAAGAAAAAAGAAATCCAAATTTCTGCTTTAATAGGTGAATTAAAACCTTTAATTAATGATTTAGGAGATGCTACTTTAGTAGTACCTCTTATTAAA